ATAATGTGAATTGCAAGCCGTAACTATAAATTCATAATTTGCTTTTGCCTCTTCAAAATCTGGATGATTGCAATTAGTAATACAAATATCCTTTTCTTCACAATAGATATTTTTTCCATCTTTACAAAGCTTCCACGGCAATTCTGTGTGTTTAGACATTTTCTATTTTATTTTCTTTCATAAGAAGACCAATTTCTTTAACCGCCTTTTCGTGCATCTCATTAGCCTTATTATCAGAAAACGGTTCTGAAATTTGCCAGTTGGTCAGTTCAGAGTAATCCCACCCGTTGACTTGTCTTTCTACGTCAATATCCCAATAGGTTTCGCTTTGATAGACATTCTCAATTGCATGAAACGCCATAGTTTCATAATATTTATCTACGCCAACGGTTTCTGGTTTATCTCCATCATTATCGAGACTATATCGTTGTCCAACAGTTGACACAATTATTCTAACGTCGCCAAGTTCCAATAGCGTGTTGCGACGAAATAGACAATCTCCAGAACAACAAAAGTGTCCCGGCCAACCACGTTCAGTTCTTTTGTATCGTTTTCTCATTATTATATTCCTTATTTACTTCTTATATTTCAGGATAGACTTGCTTTCATACTTAAAGAAAGTTCTTTTCCGGTTTCTTCATCTTTAATACTTATTGGTAAGTCTTTGCAAAAGTAGAAAATATCCTCTATCAATTTTTCTGCCGATTCTACATCTTCTCTTTCAATAGCTTTTTTCTCTTTATATGTTACAATAATCATTTCTGTTTTCCTTATTTAATTTTATTATTTATATCCAATATAATATATCTAATCACAATAAATCTTACCATCATCGTTGACGAAAAGAAAAACTTCCCCAAATTTTGTAGCAGATTTACTAAGTTGTTCTCCTACATCCCCCCATTCTGGTTCCCAAAAACCAACACCATGCCCATTTCTATCAAACCAAAAGTCATGGCCCGCTTGCTCTTCTATCATTGTTTGCTCACCACTCCAAGTAGATAATGCTTTGTGGTTTTCGTTGACAAACCTAGTTACGTCTTCACGCATTTTTTCAAGCGTTCCTTCGTCAATATCGCTTTCGTCAAAGTTTTTGTCTAGTAGTTCTCCCCCTTCTGGGGTAGATTCGTCATTACTAGACCACAAAGCCGCAACAATATAATGCTTTAATACTTTTTCTATGTCTAACATCATAATTCTCCTTGGTTTACTTTTATTATTTATCTCTCTCTTACATATACTTACTATATCGAAGCCACAGAGGGAAGTCAATAAGAAAACCGATATAATTTTAAAATTTATACTATGCTAATCTTCCACTTTCTATATATTCGGTCACAACTTTATATAGAATTCTTTTTGGGTATTCCATCTTGTAATCTTCGTGGTTCATCCTATCCATTATCCACTCAATGAATAAAATTTTATGAGTAGAGTTGTTATAACTACCGGATAACTCGTTCGCAATTCTATCAAAAGCTAACTGTAAATCATAGAGGTTAAAATTTCTTTGTATAAATGAGCGAGCATAAGCTATATCTATTCTCTCTTTTTCTATATCAATCAATTTTATTCCCTCTCTTTAATTTTATTATTTATCTTTTCCTCTCATACAAGCAATATATCGGTAGCCAACAACGAAGTCAAGAGGAAAACCTATATAATTTTAAAATTTATTCCAAGAGGTATATGAACCCCCTCTTTAGAAGTACAATAAGCGAGAAATATAGGCAAAATAAGTATGTTTGGGTAAAATACAGGGGGTTTTTCTATATTCTTTCTTAATCCTACCTCTCTGTATATACAAAGTAATAACAATAAACGCCTCTAAAATTCCCCGTTGTTATCCCATGCTCTTAAAGTTTCCCCATATTTTTGTGTTGGTTAAAATTCCTAAAAGTTCCCCCTTGTAGGTGGTTTTCCCCCTATGTTTTTGTGCCCTATATTTCTCGCTAACTATACTATATAGACGATATCAGGATTATTAAGCAGATAAGGAAAAGAAAGGGATATATATTATTGCCTTCATATCATCTTGTTTTTTAATACAATGTTCTAATAAACACCATCTAAAATAACCAATAGTAAACCTTCGTTGCTTGTCAGAGGGGAGACAAGCATAATCGGATGTAAAATTTGTGAGGAGCTCAAAACGCTTGCTAGGTGGCTATTCTCTCATTATATGACCAAGAAAACTACCGTGTAAACCATGAAAATAGGGTGGATTTTGGTTGGAATTTATGTCTGAATAAGCGGAAAACATGGCGGGTTTTGAGATGGTTTAGTTGTCGTAAGTCCTTTTATATTATACTCTTTTTAATAAACTCATTTATATAAACAATAATAATATTAACCATAGTATTAGACAATACAAAATACCCATGATAATTCCGTGTAAGAATCCTTGTATTGCCCGGTCTATTTGGGTTTCTCTACCAGTTTCCGTGTTTTTCCACCAGTTTCCGTGTTTTTGGGGTGGTATTTTGAATTTGCGGCCCGAAAACCAAGCAGACTACCCCCAAAGTGTATGTATAAATGATACAACTGTATGCGTCAATGATACAATTTATAGTAAAAGTGTATGTGTAGATGATACAGGTGTATGGTTGGATGATACACATGCGGGCAAAATTCCCCTCAAAATTGTTAAAAAGCCCTACTCTTAACGTCATAATAGTATTAGAAATAGTCCAAAGTGTTTTTTTTGGATAGGGAAACACCAAGAATTACCAGCAACTGATACTTTTCTGACCTTCGGAGGGTTCTAATACCCGTTCAGACTATAGGATAACCCTACTTATTGAGACAATAGTATCAGTATAGACACGAAAGTAAGGTTTTGGACCCGCTCAGATACAAGAAAATACGGGGAAAAGCTAAAAACCTAGTGGCATTGTCTCATTCCATATAAGTATGGAAGACAAGTTGTGTCTTTTAGGCTTTTTACTTGAATAGAATAAGCCGATTAGGCATCTCATTTAAAGAATCGTGGAAAAAGCCGACTGACTACAAGATATAGACAGAAAAACGAGAGAAGAACCCCGTAATATATGTAAAGTAGTATTGTAAATTCCATAAGTTTTATTCCTTTGTTATTAAACCGACTATACAGGAGTTAAAAAAGCCCTATTTTGTCCTAAAAGGTAGGTATTTAGAGCTATTTATGGGTGTTTTTAGCCCTAATTGTGGCGAAAATGCCATAATATAGGTGTTTATATGCGAGAAATATACTGTAAACTACCTCCTATAAGTCCTTATTTGCCATAGACTTACGTTATTCTTCTATAAATAGTGAGAAAATAACACTAGTAATTATGAAAATGCAAAATAAATAAATCGATGATAGTAAGCCTGGTTTTACAAGGCTGATATCAATGACAGATAGTAGATAGCAGACTACTGCTATTGTGTTGCAAGCCATTGAAAACAAAAGGGTTACGAGTATAGAGGCTATAACACAAGATGCAATTTCATTTAACATATATTTAATTCTTTTTATATTTAGGGCTTATTTTCTATTATATATATATAAACAATCGCGAAGACCGTCCCATTGAGGGATATATATATCTTCCGATAACTCCCAAAAACTCTTTAATTCTTTAAAAAATCTATCGTTTCCAGTACAACCCCCATATCCTTCGCCAACAAAGATTAGGGTTTCTCCCTGATATAGTCGTAAAGCAGTATATGCCATATCGTTATCGTATGGGGGCCAACATAAAAACAATGTTCGGTTCTGGTATTCAGGAATAACCCATTCATTTCTACATTCTACCTTATAATACTTATCTCTCTTATTTTTCCATGTTCCATCATCAAAACAAATAATATCACAACCAGCTTGATTGAGTAGACTAGCCCAATATCCAAGACCAGCCCCTATTTCAATAATTGGGGAATATTTAGAGATAATTTTTAGTGCGTTTTCATCTGGAATTGCCCAACTGTATTTGAATACTAGGGAATTTCTATAATAGTATAGTTTTGACGATATATTCCACTCGTTATCATATAATTTCTGTTGGCAATTACAATATTCTTCTAAATATGGATTAGGAATATCATAAAATTTATTGTTTTTATTCTGGTCCGTATCCGTAGGCATATTTATTCCCCTCTATTTGGTTTAATCTTTTTGTAAAATAACACGCTTGCTTTTCTGTTGGTTGTGTTTCTAATAATCTCCACTCACTCACATTATAAATTACCCAGTCCTCATTAGATAAACACGATTTTGGGTTTAGTGGCTTTAACAATTCTTTCCCATTTATCTGTCTGACTTTTCCCATTATATTTCTCGCTTATTTTAGAGTATTTCCGTAAAACAAAGGACTGCTAGACTCGCTAGCTATTTACTGACTATAGACTATCTACCATGTACTTTTAGCAGATGAGTTATCACAATAAAAAAATATCCCTATTTAGAAAAATAGTACTAACAGCATAACCTTCCAATGCCGATGGTTTCTCTTTAATTATATCAGAGAATCTTTCTTTTCCTTCTTCTAAACGGATATAGCTACTGGGTACGCTATCGTTTTCGTATATAGCAATCGAACCGAATTCGCCAACTATATGAAATGTTTTCAGTTTTTCGTTTTCAAAGTAGTGTATACCTTTAATCGTCGGCAAAAATTGTAGCATGCCAACCCACATAACTAGGCAATGGCCATTTTCTATATGGGGGACTACACCAACAGACTCCCATATATTCACCCAATATTTATTTTTTTTGGTATTCTTATCATACTTTTCATGCCTGATTTTCATATGTCCGTCAGGATACAAAAACCCTACTATTGCAGTAGACAATTCTTTTTTTGTCAATTTCATGATATATATTCCTTTAGGATACAAAAACCCTTCTAATGATATAATCTTTTCTGTCCGGTTTCAACACGTCGAACCTTTGACAGCAAAATTTTGACCAAGCAGACAATTCAGAAAACGCCCGAATCCTTATCGTTTCGCTAGGGTTTTCCTTGTTCTGAATTTCATATACTGGAATTTTCATTATATCCCGACCCCTATTAAAATTATTTTCTGTTAAAGATTATTTACTTTTGGTTCTTCGTTAATTTCAGCAATATGGTAAATACTCCACTCGCGATTATTTTTTACATCATCAAAATTCTCGCTTGCGTCATTATAATAAATGTCACTTCCTAATAATTCGGGAATATTATATATAATAAAAGGACCAGGATATAATGAAATTGTTTCTACTGCAATTTCCTTTTCTTTTGTCTTTTGACTACCATTTTTTACATTAGCAGAATGTGCTTCAATGCTCCTTGCATGAATCAAAAAATTTAATGCTTCCTTTTTTACAATCAGTCGACCAGGTTTATCGAACGAAACTCGAATTCCGATATTTTCCCAGATAGTAGCCCATTGAATGTGACTATCGCTTTTTTTGTTATATTCTTTGTGGATAATAACACAATGATTATCGCTATAAATATAGGCAATATCGGCGGTTTTCAATTCTTTTTTTGACAATTTTAACGTAAGATTTTCCATAATATTACTCCTTTTTTTACTGAATAACGACTACAAACGATAGGGACTATTACAGCTTGCCCCCCTAATAGTTTTTGCAAAGAAAACATGTGTCCAAAATTCATACTTATCGGGAAAATTTTTCCTAAAACTCTCCCTATATTGCCGGACTACTTCAATCTTATTAATGAAATTTAGCCGTCCGTCAACGTGTACTACTGTATCACTTCCGCAAGTGGTTTCCCCTTTGTCGTTACATAGAAATGCGAACATAGTTTTTATTTCCTTTTTATTTTTGACATACTGAACAAAGTTACACATATACTATACAGAGATATACTGTATAAAGATATCTCTATTTGTTGTAGTTTTCCATCAGGTTATACGATTGACATAGACTGATACAATCGGACGCACTAAGTTTAAACTCAGAATAACACTCGTTTAGTTCAATGTATAGCCCGTCAGGGTCATGACTAAACGCTTTCAATCCAGAAACAACAGTGTATCGGTTGACAAACGGGACTAGACTATATAATAGCCCCCTAAACTGTTGATAGAATGGATTTTTTTCATCCTCTTCTTGTGAGATTCGCTTAGCTCTTTCAGCTATTGCCGCAAAGGTTTCTCTGCTATCCCCTTTCATTTTTTTGAACATTTTCCAACCACTTCCGTTGTTCCTCAAAACGTTTCCATCTGACCTATAAGAAAGTTTATGCCAGAGTAGGTCAACCCTTAATAGTTCCGTTCCGTGTTTAGATAAAACAGCCATGATAAATATTCCTTTTCTAATTAAAGCTATTTTTCTTAAATAATATCTATTCGACTACGGTTATTTTCTATCGCGAAAATTCCAGGGCTAATTTCTTCTAATTGCCCACCATTGCAATGGCAATCAGAGATACCACAAAAATGTTTTTTGATGCGTTTGGCCTGACTATTGGATAAAACGATTTTATCTTTGTCCAATTCCCCCTTAATTCTCAAAACAATAGGGGGCTGATTATGAAAATTAAAAATAGGACTATACAAAATTGTAGTGACTGACATAATAGTTTTAATTATCCTTTGACTAATAAAATTGAATTTTCCCCCTAGGATTCCCCCTAGGATTCCCCTAGAATTCCCCTAGGATTTTCCCCTATATTTTCCGCTTATTTTGACAGCTATGCCGAAACACCCCCACTTTGTTCTGATGAGTAAGCCGATTCCAACGAGACAAAACCAGTTTCCATACTATCGGTGCTTTCTATAGCATATTCAACACTTCCGTTATCCAGAGTATATTGATAGACTATATAAAAACTATCTGGATTGTTGTCTATATGTCCACGTCGAACCGCTTGAACGTCAACGACAAAGTTAACGCCCATCTGTTCTTCGATACCTCCGACTACTTCAGCTGTCCTATCTATCGCTTCCGAATAATCCAGTCCGTACTTTTCCATCAATTGCGTTGTTAAAATCATAATAAAATCCTTATCCTTTTCTAAAACATTCCTTTTTAAAATTTTTACTCTACCCTTATCGAAACGTAATAGTGACAATCAAAATTTTCTGGCTCTTCTACTTCTGGAATCTCCCCATATTTCTCGACTATTCGAGCTTCCATTCCTTCGGTTTCCCAGTCACCTTGGGCTAGTTGCTCTAGTGCGTCGTCGATAGCTTCGTTTAGGTCACTTCCGATTCCTGTTGCTACATCAGTGAATTCAGTACCACATACCCCGCAACCCTGAAAATAATCAGAGTACATACAACCGTGGTCGATAACTTCAAAATCATTTATTTTTTTCATGATAGACCCTTTTTAAAAGCAGACTACGTAATAAAACTTACGGCAAGCCCCTCTTTAGTAAGAGGGGTAAGCAGTAGATTTTAAATACAGAAACTTTCCCTATATCTCTATTGCCGTTTTTTCAGGGTCATAAAAAATTACCGTGTTTCCAATTTTTACCTTTTCAAAATATCCAGATTCCACCCCTTCGTTTAAGTAGTCTACGAAGAATGAACCGGGAGTATTGTCTTGTGACTGTTGATAGATAAATTGTTCATGTTGCAAGGACACAAAACCGCATTCTTTGATTTTTAATAGAATTTCAAGAAGTTTTGTGTTTTCTGCAATTTTTTTACCTACTTTTTCCGAAAATTCGTAACCAGCTACAACTAAACTTTCCATGATAATAATTCCTTATAAAAGTATTACTTATACAGACAGGGCAATTCCTAGGGCAATCCCTAGAAAAAATAATTGCCTAATTCAATATGCCTATTTTCTCCTCTAGCAGTTCCATAAAATCAACATGTGGAATTCGAGCCTCTTTGTTTCCCCCGTCAATTATATTTAGGTGCCGTCCAGTCGTGTTGCTCCACTCGTTTTGACTGACAATCAATTGACCGTCAACCCCCCGAAAAGCTACCTCCGTTTGGTAACTGAAATAAACCTCTCCTGTTTCATATCTGACTATTGTCAAGTTTGGACGCAAAATATCGATTCGTTTTTTGTTGTTGTTCGTAACAATTCTTCTTGCCATAATAACACCTCTTTCGATTTTAATGGGAACTAAACAAAAACTTAACATAATGGGCAAGTCCCTATACAAAAATGACTTTTGTCAATCGGTGCTTCTCTAAATATTCCCCTAACTCACTGACTATACCATTTATACCATCAAGCTACAATAGCAGAAAGGAAAAAGAAAAAAAGGAAAGAAAAATAAAAAAAATTAAGTAAAAGCGTTTAGACTAAACAATTATACTATCTTATACTCTATCCAATTCCCACTTGCTCTTTTCTTCCCTCCTCCTTTTAAATATATCCAATTGCCTCTGAGAACACCCTCAAAACGTACTTCGTAGACTCTCCTGTTATATCGTCCGTGCCCCGAAAATTCCTTGTATGTTCCGACTACTCTTTTTTCCGTTTCCATCTTTGTTTTCGCTAATGAATACTTTCCGAGTAGACTTTCTTTGCTGATATCGTCCAACTCTTCCCAATATTCAATCAATCCAGATATCGAATAAAAATTAGTTTCGTTATATTCTTTACTTGTGTGATGCCATTCTTCCGGAAGCCACTCCCCCGCCTTTGCAAGATAAACAGCGAACCCTTTACTATATTGCCAACCCCCTTGTTTTAGTAGACTTGCCGATATTTTACTTAGGGGGAGTAGCCCCCGATTGTATGCTTCAACCGCATTATTTGACATTGAATAATCACAATAACCAGACATAATTTATCCCTTTTCTTCTATTATCCCTTAAAAAATGCCAATTCCATATTATTCCTATACATTAGTGGAATATTATTCTTTAAACTTTCGCATACCTTGCCTAGGCTGTCGTAACCGTCCACGGAAAACCATTCTACATATTGGCAGGAGGTATCGGCTAGCTCTGGAGACAGATTAGACTTGTTGGTGAACATTGCGAAAATTCCCCCTTGTTTGTTGAAAAATTTTTCGGCTTTATCCCTATCTATTCTGTTTTTATATATTTTCCTTAACTGAATCATCATGATAAAATTCCTTTCTAATACTCGTAAATTTTACTGGCGATTTTCTCTAATCCCTCGGAACCGAAAACGTTTCTCAACTCACTATATTCCTCCAAAACCGCCCTATGAAGCTCTACTGCTTTAATGCTGTCCGTTAAATATCCGAATTCGCTGCAAAACCCACTAAATGAAAGTGGGGGCTCACTTATCTGACAGCATTCTAATATTTCGGATATCTCTGGAATAATGGGGTTCTCGACTAAATCAGCGTCATAAACACCATGCCCCCCCTTTGATATCTGGACCGGTCCAATTTTATAGGGAAACTTGTGACTATATTTATAGGGGGTTGCCGTTTTGTCATATCCGTAAACTTTATATTTTGAAAATGGATATTTTCGCATATCGACCCGTATCAAAAAGCTATCATTAAGACTATCCCAATAGTCGAGAGAGTAGACTAGACTCCCCCTTGACAGCGTAGCCCTATAGTGTTTATGTTGGTGTTTCTCTTCCCCCCAATTTTTTGGACAATCATACCCAATAAAATCAATACAATACTCTACACCAAGACTTTTTAACAGATTTTCCATGATATTATTCCTTATTAAGGTTTTTATTGTTTAGTAAAAGTCTTATCCTTCTATCTTTTCTCTTTTTTTGACAATTTTTACGGGATAACAACAACTTTCTATGTATTCTTTCTTAGTTCTTGTCGCGTCTTTCCTGGTCAATTCGGTTGTGTCATGCTCCCACCCATAGGTAGAGCTATAAAATACCCAGATTTGCCATGTGTCTATCGTTTTTCGTTTGTATGCCATTTTATTTCATTCCCCACTTTCCTATCGTGTTTCCATTGGAATCCCTGATAAGTCCTGAATCTTGACCTTCCCTTATCAATCTTATAATTCTTTGTAAAATAATTTCAATTTCGTTCGGGTTATCTTCAAAAGAGGCATTATCAGTATTAAAAACAATTTTCATAATATTATTCCTTATAAAATTTACTTGTTAATATTTAATCCAGTTAACCGAAAATAATTACCGTCTTTTGTCTTGACGTCGATTGTCCCGAGGGGGTGTATAGCCACAACGACACAAACCCCCAAACGTTTTGACTTTACGATATCGCCTATTTTCATTATGTCCTACTTTCTGGAGGCTTCCCCCAAAATTATTCGACTATGATTTTACCATATTTTTTTGTAATAATATAGCAGGTTCCACAATTACTATATATATCACAATAAACCCGATACAATCGACCGCAAAAACTGAGCTTCCTTGATGTTTCGATTTTCGTGCCGTAACCGGTCGACGTTTTCGATAATCCTCGTTTTTGCCACCAAAGAGGGGCGTCAATCGTGTCTTTATGCCAGTCTTCTAGCAAAATATGCCAACTAGTCGGGAAAATAGTACTAAAATTATTCTCTGTAAAGTTTTTCATTATATTCCCTATTTCTTTTTTCTATTCCGAATTCTATCTTTAATTGAGACAATTCAACCAGAGATATTCTTTCTTTATTCCTGTTGAAACACCACCAATAGAAGCATTCTTCCATATGGTCTTGTAGCTCTTTTTTTGCCTCTGTTTTGTTTTTCATCTTTTTTCCCCTATATTTCTTGCTTACTTGTTTTAATTCTCAAACAGTTTTCCAGTAAAATTAAACGTTATAACAACCCCCTTTATATCGCCATTTTCTGAAGTGCAAACCGATTCAATCTTTGCAGCCTAGTATATGTATCCGTTTCGTCTTCCCCTCCGTCAATTATTTCTGTCATGTAGTCAAAAACCTCATAATCGGGATAATAGTCAAAATTACCCGATTCGTGCAATTCTACCAAAAAGTTGACCATTGCATTTTTGTTGTATTCCTTGTCATATTCTCGCCAAGCAGCAAGCAGTTTTTTTGTATCCATTTTTTTCATCCTCGTAAAAAAGTAGTATTTACTGGTTTCAAGTTTTCCCCTCACCACTAAAAATCAATCTACCAAACCTATCGGGCGTTTGCAAGAGCAAAGTCAAGTTTTTTCTCTTTTTTCTTTATTTTGATACGATTGTATTAGTGTTGATACGATAGCACCATAAGAGCCAGATACGCTATCCTATATAGTCTCCTATATATAGAGAGATGGCATAACCAATAGCTATACCTACCCCCTTTTTTGTAGGTTATCGCCTATAACCGCCAAAAATGCCCCTATTTTGCGAGTAGGTCAAAACATGACCGCTAATATATCCCGATACGTTCGGACGCAACACGATTAAAATGGGGTTATGCCGAAACAACTATGTAATAATATCTAAGTCGTTACGCTGTAATGGTTTATGTAATGTTAGTTTATTCTAAGTTTAAAAAATTACTACTAGTGGGGCAAGCTACAATAGACATAGGTGGGGTGATACTATCGGATAACCTAGAAGGGGGGAAGTTTTCGGGGGGAATTTTTGACAATTCCTTGGGAAGAATAGATATACCATATCGTTCGGATAAATATTTATATCATATATCCATTTATATTAGGAATATCTTAGAATATTTTCATAAAAGCCGAAATAACATTTATATTATATATGCCGAAAGAATGTTTATAACTATATCTCGTGAAGAATAAATAGAACGTCTTAGTATTGTTGTTTCTTTTGATTCTATTGGTTTTAATGTGGCTATTAGTGACAATTTAAGCAAGAAATATAGGGGGAATTTCCTAGGGGGAATATATTCTCGTTTTAATTGTGGGAATTCCTTGGGAAAATCTTATGGTATATAGTTTTATTCTAATTGTTTAAAATATCTTAGGAATTCTATCAATAAAATATAAATAAATGGCTTACTGACACGGTGACCTATTGTTTTGAGTCTATTGGTATAATTGGTAGTTTGGGGACCTAATTGTGCCGAAATTTTTGTTATAATAGGGTTAAGATAGGTAGTTTGGGCTGTTTGGGAGTGTTAAACTAGGGGGTTTTGGGGGTTTGGGTCGTGTCATTTTTGTCGAAAAAGGTTGCTTATACCCCATTCGGGTGCTAAAATAGGGGGTTTGGGGGGTTTATATAAGCTAGAAAAGCTGTTAAAACCCCTCTGGTGGCGGCAGGTGATACTTCCGAAGTTTGTGCCTTAAAAAAACGACTAACCACTTTAATTTCTAAATAACCACTTTAATTTATAAGAGAATTTTCCACTAAAATTTCATGATTAGCTACTCATTAACCTTTCGTGTTCTATTCTACACTCATTTATAGTCTTTAGGTTTTTGTCTATTAGTCCCATTATTATTTTTTCTAGATTATTCTTAAATGTAAATGGAATACGAAAGATGGGTATTCTTTCATGTTTACAGAACTTCACTTTTCTTTTTTCGTGTTCTGTCCTCTGAATTAACTCTTCCTCTCCTCCAAAACGGATGATATTACGATAGTGTTGTTCTCCATTATACTCAATGCAAATTCCAATATCTGGTAGATAGAAATCAAATCTCAGCGAACCACCTCCAACTCCCAGAAGACCATCAAAACGCTTTTCCGCTTCATATTTTATGTTTTTCTCTTGCAATATCCTACAGATACTAGTATTTCCAAGACTATTAATACAACCGCAACTTCTTGTCGACCCACCAAAGACAGAAGCAAGAGTAGTTTTAAACTTATTACCACAATGGCAAAGGAGTAGGTGTTTTTCTTTAGCTCCTCTTCTGTATGGTTCTAAAAGAGTAAATCCCACAAGCTTAAGTCTATTTACTACAACCTCTTCCGTTAATATTGGACTTTTACAACCGCAACTAGTCTTGTGCCCTCGTAACACAGTATGGGCATGAGCAGTAAAGATATTTCCACATTCGCATCTAAGTCGACACATAGACTCATTATTTTCATATCCATCTATCAATTCAAAACCTAGTAATGCGAACTTTTTGGCTGCCTCTCTGACTATTTTTTTCTTTATTATTCTAAAATTTATCCTCCTTCTCATCTTCTCAGCCATCTCCAGAATCTCATTCTTTTTTCTATTGATTTTCCATTTAAACTCCATCATCTTATATCTTTTTTTACTCTCATTTTTTTGTTCAAGAATTTTTTTGTTACGAATTTCATTCTCTTCACAAATTCTTCTTTCAGTACATCCACAATCCTTGTGTTTTTTCGTATTCAGTACAGAGCCGACACAATCAAATATATTTCCACAATGACATTTTAGCCGGAATCTCCCGTCTCCTAGATTTTCTATCACTTCTAGGTTGTTTTTTGCAAACATTTCCTCGTAATTAGTTTTTCTCCTGAGACACCCGCAACTTTTTGTTCCCTTATTCGAAACAGTAAAAAATAAACTTTCAAATTCTGTACCACAAAAACAACGAAACAAATGTTTGTCGTGTGACCCAGTATAGGGGGAAAGCAATTTAAATCCAACGCTAGCTATCAATTCCTCTGCCTCTTTTTGTCCATATTTCTTTCTTCCGGGATTACTTGATAGGTGATTCACCCTCTCTTCACACCCACAGTTTATAATACGCTGGGAAAATACGTCGTTAAAGTATTCTTCAATTATATTTCCGCACTTGCACCGAAATACGCTTTTTGTCTTGAGGGGTTCTTCTGCAAGTTTGATAATTGTTAAATCTTTGGGAATTACATGATTACTAACTCTAGACAGAGCTATGCACCCACAACTCTTTGTGCGACCACTAATAATTTTATCATATCTACCAGTAAAAATGTTTCCACAATGACAACGGAATCTATATTTCTCACCACTCCCACGATATGGCTCAAGCAGTTCAAAGCCAACCTCTAGAGATTTCTCTTTTGCCTTTTCTTCACTAAGTTTCGGTTTCCCCATAAATATTTCTCCTAACAAGGTATTCTTTTATTATAAAAGTATCTTCCTATTATACATATCTTCCAAAACCCTATTCAAAATAAGCGACAAGACATGGGATAATTCAGTATGTTTCCAAGCATCTCCCAAAATATCTTTCTTTGAATGCCCATAATTCCTCTTATTATTTTCTATTATAAAAGAGTGTAGTTCGTCGTTCCCAGAGTTATCCCTCTTAATATTAGAATTAAGAAGCACGTTGTAAAACTCGCCACCAATTGGCCCATGAGGAAAATAGCGGGAAGAACCACTATCTTTATCTAAGTATTTTTTATTATAAAACTCACAGAAAAGTAGCGATTTATACTCTGACGGTCTATCGGAGTAGTGGGAGATTTCTTCCATTTCAATGAATAATATTGGGGGGTTTTCAGAGAAATTAATCTTTTTCTTAAACTCTCCAATCGCTCCCAGCAAATCCCCAAACAGCTTATCTTGACGATATGGAATTCCCCTCTCTACAGACACGCGATAATTTTTCAAAGTATTACTCTATATGTAAGCTTAAAAGATATGTCCAATTATATTTAAAAGACATCCCTAATATATCCAAGTATATTTAAAAGAGATTGTATACTGTGATAAGAATCAAAAAAGTTAGACCTAGGAGATTCTGAATACGAATGCCTATTTCTCTCCATTCTTTGGAAAGCGGACTCTGCTAAAATTCCCGAGACTTTATTATCTCTTATTAAAAGAACGGGAATATAGCTACGTTTATCCTTATAGTACAGTGCTATTTCGTCCGCTTCCTTTATTATTAAATTTCTAAAATTATTAAAAACAACGTCTATGGAATCGGTTTTCTCAAGAAAACTATCCGTTCCCATAATGCTGAAAGTTTTTGCTTCTATCAAATAGCGACCATTCATATAAAATGCTCCATATAATAAATTTTCCCCTATATTTCTTGCTTATTTAAACTTACGGTCTCTTAAACAGCCCATCATTAATGGTAGAGAGGATTTCCAGCATCTTTTCCCTACTATACACATTATTATCTATACAATCCATGACCTTTTGCTTGCAAGTCAATAGGATTTCATGTAATGACGACTCATCCATATTAATATATGCCATATTTGGATGGGACAAACACCCATTGTCTTTTAGTAGTCTTGGTTCATTCATTATTTTCTTCCTTTTTGGGAATTACTATGGGAATTACTGTCTCTTCACTCCTCAATTTACAATATCCACGACCGCAAGCCTTAGAAAGCCCCATCTGCCGTCTTTTTTCTCTCCAGTCCGTTTTGGTAACTTTACGCCCACAAATTTCCGACAGTTGACGTGCCCCTTCTTCATCCGTTACTTTTCCCGCATAATTTCGAATAAAATCTTCGTCATTGCGGCTCCACACTCTATATACCACGATAATATTTTCCTTCCTTTGGTTTTACATGCTAAAATATATCCTCTTCTCTACTTATTATAATGTCGTTGCTTGGCTTTGTCAAGCCATATTGCCTTTACTTGATATATTCCATATATTTCTATATAATATAATAGAAGACCATAACTAAGCGGAGAAAATAAAATGGAAGATTTGTCGAAAAAGTACGTGCGTGAATATAATAAACGGTGTGTAACACCTCTCGATTCTATTATGTCTATAGTCGCCACTGCTTCATTAGACCAAGAGGTTTTTGAAGAACTTGCAATTGCAGACCCCGAAAGCCTAGTTTCCGATGAGAATGTATCCCAGAATGATAACTCCGAAGTTCAGGAATAAGAGGAAATATTGTCATGTTCGTTCCACCTGGCTATACAGAAGAAGAGGTCTTGGAGATTTCCGAAAGAATTCTTTCATATCTTGCCCCCATGTTTACCTTTGGCTATTATGATATCAAAGACATAAAGCAGGAGGGATTTCTTCTAATAATGGATGCGTTGCCGAGATATAATGGGACAACCGTGCTGGAAACTTTCCTTGTCAAGCATCTTCGCAACCGTCTAAGCAATCTTCTTCGCGATAAATTTCATCGGAAAATTCCACCGTGTTCCTCTTGTAAGGATAAGTCGATTTGTTGTCTAGATAAAATGGAGCATTGTAAGAAATTGGAGAGTTGGAATTCAAGAAATGCTTTTAAGAAAAATATGATGAAGATTTCGGAAAACGGAGAATGTCAGGCTTTACAGGAAGTAGACTTATTTGGAAATCTATATAAAAAGGAAATTATTTTATACCTTTCTGATAACCTGCCAATGTCTTATCGCTCGGATTTTTGTAGGTTTTTAGACGGGGGAGAATTAGATAGTTTTAGAAGTACTCGCCTTATAAATATGTGTCGGAAAATTATTGAGGAATCTCCGTATGATGAATAATATGGAAGAAGACTTCAATTTTGAAGAGAACGAAGAAATTTATGAAGAGCTAGAGCTTCATAAAAAGAATGATGGTCCAGTTAAAAGACCTTTAACTACTGAAAGGGATGAACTTGGTCCAGATGGGCTTCCGAAATTAAAACCAGGTCAAAGTCGCGTGGGAAAAGGAGTTCTCAGTTCTCAAGACTTAGAATTTCTCATCGTAAATAAAGACAATATGTCTGTTAAGGATTTGGCAAAAGCACTAAATAGAAGCGTGCCATTTATACAGAAGCATATTGAGGGGCTTCCCGTAATTAAAAGGCAACGGGAAAATTCCATCTGGATTTCTAAGCTAGAAGCAAGTTCCTTTTGGAATGAAACTAAAAAAGGTCTTTTGGGTTTAGAAGTTACTTATTTTAAAGAGGCTTGGGCTAGTTATCTTGACCAATTTGGCGTAGCTGCTGATATTTTGGCAACTGACGAACTTATGATTAAGGACCTAATTCTTCTTGATGTTTTTTCAAATCGTGCGATTATAGATAAGTCAAACACTATAAGAAAATTAAATGCACTAGAGGCAGAAATAAAAGAGGCTTCAAGTGTTCCATTCGCGGAAAGAGACATGGATTTGATTTCCTCTCTTCGTTCTCAGTATAGCTCTCTCATAAGTGCGAAAATTTCACTTGGCAAAGAGCATTTAGATTATCAAACTCGAAAAGACGTAAAACTTAAAGACCTTAAGGGTTCAAGAGAGCAGCGATTTAAACAAATAGAAGAAAGCAAGCGGAATCTTGTAGAACTTATAAGAGAGTTAGACACGCATAAAAGAAGAGAAGAAGAAGGAAGGATTGCGGAAAAAGTAAGAATTGCAGCAAAAAAGGTTTCCGATGATTGGAATAATAGTATTAAGTACGAAGATGGCACTTTTGATAAGCCATTTTTATCACCAGAAGGAGAATTAAGAGACCAATAACCCACGAACCTAAAGGTTCGTGGCTTGCAAAGAGCCTTATTGGTTAGGCTAAGCTATTAAATTGGCTACGTTGTTTTAGTTATCACACCATAGAATGTTTAGTCTAGTTCTATGCAACTGTGCAGGCGATGTAAAAGTTCTTAGAGGTAGGAACGGTCAACCTGATGTGTATGTCTCACATACAAGCTATTACAACATTGTCTAAGACTACATTACCCGAAAGGAGAACGTAACTTGAGAGTATACGTTATTAATCAAAGAAAAGAGCCATTAATGCCAACAACTCAACAAAAAGCAAGAAAGTTACTAAAGGGTGACAAGGCAAAAATTTACAAAAGAGAACCATTTACCATTCAATTAACTATTCAAACTGGAGAGTCTAAACAAGAAATTAATCTTGGAGTGGATGCAGGTTCAAAATTTGTTGGATTATCAGCAACAACTAATAAAGAAGAGTTATTTTCAGCAGAATATAAGTTAAGAAATGATATTGTAGATTTACTATCAACACGTAGGCAAAATAGAAGAGCAAGAAGAAACAGACTAAGATATAGAGAGGCCAGATTCTTAAATCGTAAGAAAGGCAAGGGTTGGTTAGCACCAAGTATTCAATATAAAATAGATTCACATATTAATATTGTTAGCATGATTTATACTATCTTACCAATATCTAAAATAATAGTGGAAACTGCTTCATTTGATATTCAAAAGATACAAAATCCAGATATAAGTGGTGAGGAATACCAACAAGGAAATCAACTAGGATTCTGTAATGTTAGAGAATATGTATTATTTAGAGATGGGCACACTTGCCAACATTGCAAAGGCAAATCAAAAGATAAAATATTAAACATCCATCATATTGAGTCTAGGAAGGTTGGCGGAAATAGTCAAAATAACTTAATAACTCTATGCAAAACATGCCATAGTTTACATCATCAGGGCAATATTAATTTAAAAATCAAGCGTGGACAATCTTTTAGAGGTGCAGCGTTCATGGGTATTATGAGGCGATTTTTCTACGAACAATTGAAAGCAAAATATCAAAATGTATCAATGACATATGGGTACATAACAAAGAACACTAGAACCGAAAATGGGTTAGAAAAGTCTCATAGAGTAGACGCAAGATGTATTAGTGGCAATCCATTGGTTAAACCTTCTAACACTTGGTATTTTATAGAAAAGAAACGATGTCAAAATAGACAAATTCATAAGGCTAATATTCTAAAGGGTGATAGAAAGAAGTTAAATCAAGCCGAATATTTAGTAAAAGGATTTAGGCTATTTGATAAAGTTAAATATAATGGTAAGGAATATTTTATATTTGGCAGAAGAAATAGTGGATATTTTGATATAAGAGATTTAGACGGTAATAAGGTAAACAAAGGTAGTATTAATTGTAAATTATTACAATTGGTAGATGTAAGAAAATCTATATTAATAGAAAGGAGAGAAGGCAATTTCTCCGCTAGTCTAAAGGCGTAGCGGTTTCCTTGCCTAGATTTTATGAACAGAAAAATATTTCCAGATAAGCCAGAACCATATAGACCTAAGAATAAGACAATAGAGACTAAGGATGACACTACTTTTTCCTTAAGTGATTCGTCGCCGTGTTCTTATTGTCAAACAGTAAATAATATTCCTTCTAATGACGTGACCAATACATATTCTCCTGGAGAAAGTTCGTCTCCAGATTGTAGTTCAGAAATTTGTCCAGTAGAAACCGTAAATACCTACAGTACAAAAGATACTAAAGAAACTTATTCAAAAAGAAACTATCAAAAGAAAAAGGATGCAGTAACCAAAGAATCTTCCGGAGATAATTCTGTTCCTATTCAATCAGAAATCCTACCAATAGACAAGGAATAGAGTAATATGAATGCAATAATTTTTGGGATTACTGGACAGGATGGTTCTTATCTTTCTGAATATTTGCTCGATATTGGATATACTGTTGTTGGAGTTAATAGAAGATGTTCTGTCTCTAATACTGAGCGACTAGAGAGTATTTTAAATAATGAAAATTTTCACTTGCTGGAGGGAGACATAACTGATTATGCATCTGTCTCTGGAGTATTCTCAAAAGCCGACTATATTTTTAATAGCCGGTCTAATAAATATAAGCAGGAGAATTTTGAGGTCTATAATCTTGCTGCCCAAAGCCATGTTGGGACAAGTTTTATAGAGCCATTAGTTACTTGGGATATTGACGCAAAAAGCGTATTAAATATTCTTGAGGTTATCAAGCAAGACTATCTAGATAGGGTGAGTTTCTATCAGGCTTCAACTAGCGAAATGTTTGGAGAAAACCATAGAGAAGATAGCGATGGAAATAAAATACAAGACGAACATACTCCTTTTAATCCAAGAAGCCCCTACGCAATCGCAAAAGTAGCGGCACATGAAGCGGTTCGCCTATATAGGGAATCCTATGGACTTTCTGGTCATTGTGGAATTCTATTTAATCATGAGAGTCCAAGAAGAGGAGAGAATTTTGTTACTCGTAAAATTACAAAATATGTGGCAAAATTATATTGGGCAAAAAAGAACGGACTTCCCATAGAAAAATTACAATTGGGAAATCTTTCGGCGAAAAGAGACTGGGGACACGCAAAAGATTACGTTCGTGCCATGCATAGTATTATTTCAGATAATAGATTCTTTGACTATATAGTGGCAACTGGCGTTTCCCATAGCGTTGAAGAATTTTGTACTGCTGCTTTCTCGCTTATTGGATGTGATTATAAGGAATACGTAGAAATAGACCAGGCTTATATAAGGCCATCGGAAGTACCCCATTTACAAGGTAATAGTTGTAAGATAAAGAATTATCTAAAGTGGGCTCCAGAAATTTCGTTTGAAGCTCTCGTTGAAGAAATGGTAAAGAGCGATATAGAAAGCTATAACACTGGAACCATTCCTAAGAAAGAAAATTCGTAATGCCATATACTGTAATTAGAGATACTAGAGAAAAAGACGATAAGGGATGGCGTTGGATTAAATCTAAATATTGCACTGGTACTATAGAACAAAAAATGGATACCGGAGATTATACACTGGAGGGTCTTGAACATTTTATCGTGATAGAGAGAAAAGGAAGCGTTTCTGAATGGGCACATAATGTGTTGGAAAAAAGATTCGAGAACGAACTTACTCGTCTTAATGATTTTCCCCATTCTTTCATACTACTGGAATTTGGCATAGACGATATAATGAGATATCCAATTGGCTCTGGCGTTTCTAAATATCGCACTAAAATACGAGGGTCTTTTCTACTTCGTAGAACTATAGAAATAATTATGAGAAATAATATAAATATCATCTTTTGTCAGAATAAGGGTAAAGATATAGCTACCAGTATTTTTAAAAGAGCATTTGAAATGGCAAACTAAGGAAGTCTATTTAATATGTCAAATTCGCTTATCTTGCCGTCAAAAGAAATAATCTCTCCACAGTCAATAGAAAGAATGACCGAGAATGAGCACCTTGGTCTTCCACTTGATTTTGACGATTCGACAGTTCATAATATACTTCTCGATAATGACCATGCATCTTTATTTCGTGGAGATTCTATTCTCGAAATAATAGATATTATGAGTAAGCCAGAGTATTTTTATTATACTTGCAAGTGGCTTCTCAATATAAATTTATTACCTTTTCAACTTGTTATGCTACAGGAATTATGGGAAAGAAAATTCCCCATGATTATTGCTAGTCGTGGTGGTGGTAAATGTGTAACTGGAGATACCCTCATCCAGTTATGGGATAGATTTTCTCAAATAGGTGATTTTATTGGGAATAAATCCGAATGTGGAATTCCCCAATATTCTAAAATAAATGGAGTGATGTGTTTTGGTGAGAATGGTTATAACTCTATAGAGTATGGATGGAATAATGGATATGGTAAAACTAAAAGAATATTTACAGATATTGGAATGGAGCTTTCTGGAGTTCCACAGCACAAAATCCGCATTCTTAGAAATGATACTGTATGTTGGGTTGAGCTTGGTGATATAGTAGTTGGAGATTACGCTATTCTTGATAGAAGCGGCGTTTGGCACAATGGAGATAATGGACTTTCTGAAGAGGATGCTTATGAGCTTGGACAATCGTTTGGCGTTAATATAAGCGAGAAATTACCTAGTGCAATACTTGGATGTGGCAAAAAAGCTGCTGAAAAATTTTGCACTGCTTTTATGAAATCCTCCTATCGACATAAAAATAAATCTGCCGCACAAGCAATGCAGTTTATCTTTTTAAAATTAGGGCACATTGCTAGAATTCTAAAAACCGACGAATCCCGCCACTATTTATATTTTAATCCGGAAGATAACGAGGGAATTGTTTCTCCTATATTTCTCGCTAAAATTACTGCAATAGAAGATGGATTTGAACAAACTTTTGACGTCCATATTCCGAATGACCACTCTTTTATTTCTAATGGTTTTATCTCTCATAATACGTGGATTTTATCCCTCTATGCTCTGCTTCGGGGAATATTTAATCAGGGAAGTAAGATTATTCTAGCGGGTGCTGGATTTAGACAAAGTAAACTCATGTTTGAGTATATGGAGGGATTTTGGAGAGGGGCTCCTATTTTAAGACATCTTGTTGGAGATGGAAAGAGACAAGGACCTAAAAGAAATATAGACCGGTGTAATTTTTATCTTGGCGAAAGCGACGTTATAGCTATTCCTCTTGGAAATGGTAATACCATTAGAGGTTTGAGAGCGAACTATACAATTTGCGATGAATTTGCTTCTGTACCTATAGATGTATTCGAGGTTGTTATTCGTGGTTTCTCATCTGTTTCTTCTAGTCCTGAGAAACGTTCAAGAGATATGGCAAAAATAAGAGTATTAAAGCAACTAGGAATGGATGCAGAGGCAGAGGATATTGATACTGGATATGGAAATCAAATCGTTATTAGTGGAACCCCATATTATGCATTTAATCACTTCTATGATTATTGGAGTAAGTATAAGGAAATTATTCAATCAAAAGGTGATAAAAAAATACTAGAGGGGATTTTCAGAGGAGAGGTTCCAGGTGACTTTGACTGGAAACAATATAGTATATTTCGCATTCCATGGCACGTTATACCTAAGGGCTTTATGGATGAAACACAAATATATCAAGCTAAAGCGACAATAAAACACTCTTCTATTTATCAGATGGAATATGGAGCATGTTTAGATAAAGATGTTCCTATAATAACAGATAATGGAGTGAAAAGAATTATTGACGTGACCACCGAAGATAGGGTTTTGACACACGAGGGAAGATTTAGAAAAGTAATAAAGAAAACTAGAAGAAAATATGACGATAAAATTGTAAAATATGCGTGTAATGGCTCTTACACTAATAATAAAATAACTCCAGAACATCCATTCTGGAATGGCAATGATTTTTCGACCTTGAGAGAAATACCCTGTTGTAAACTTTCGGCACTAAAAGAACTTTCTGGGCTTTCTTCTATTTCTGTTCCGTCTGTCATTGGAAATTCTGAGAATTATCTTTCAGATATGTATATAGAGAATGACCACTATATATATCATCGGTCAAGCCATAATCTTCTCTCAAATAGACAGGTTCAGAGAATATTTGAACTTTATAAACAGGGATTATCACAGAATAAACTCGCTAGAAGATTTAAAACAACACAGCAACGAATAAGTCTCATTTTAAATCAGATTCGTCCAAACACAGCAGTAAATAGAGATATTCCTTTAGATTATCATTTTGGATTTTTGCTTGGATGTTTAGCCGCCTATAAAAAAAGATATAGGGGAAAATATTGCACAGCATTTGTCATTAAGGGAGAAAAGATAGAGAAGCTAGAAATAGCTATCGAAAGAATACTTGGAATAGTCCCTACTATTTATGATTATAAAAGTGGACTTTGCCGTATGTCAATTAACTCACTTGCTTTTAGAGATTTAACGGAAGCCCTATATAATAATGGGGTTTTCACTCATGATATTTTGTTTTCAAACAAGGAAGTGCTTGCTGGATTCCTTTCTGCAATATGCGAGAAATATAGGAAAAATACAACGGTTAAATCAAGCAATAAGAATACTCTTTGCCAGGTAAGGCTAGCTTTTAGCTTTTTTGGATTTAATGCGATGCCAACAAAAAAGGATGAGTTATATATCGGTCCAATCGACATAGAACAATTAATAGATTTTAATAGACAGGAAGATACTTCTGATAAATTCCACTATGATTTTTATGAGAAGAGACTCGTTCCATATAAGGGAATGGTCTATAATCTAGAAGTAGAAGAAGACCATTCTTATTCTACTATTGACGCCACTATTCATAATTGTTTTCCAAAAGATAGCGATGGATTCTTTAAGAGAAGCCTTATAGAATCCTGTGTCTGCAATAACCCAATAGAACTACCTAGTGGGCCAGTGCAATTTTCCGCAGTTACAAGAGGACAGCCTAATTCTCATTATGTCTATGGTATTGACCCCGCTTCTGAAAATGATAATTTTGCCATTATAATTCTTGAAGTTTTTCCTGACCATCGTCGTATTGTTTATTGTTGGACTATAAATAGACAGAAAATGAAGGAAAGAATTAAAAATCGAGGAGAAAGCTCTGACCGCTCATTTTATACATATTGTGCGAGAAAAATACGGGAATTAATGAAAATATTTCCGACAGACCACATAGGAATAGACGCACAAGGAGGAGGTGTTGCTATTATGGAAGCACTTCATGACCCAAACGAATGTAACTATGGAATTGGAGAATCTCTTATTTGGCCATATATAAAACAGGGAGATAATGACGTTTATTGGTGGGAAAAAGCTAATAAAGACACTGATGGAAAACCTGGACTTCATATTCTTCACATGGTCCAGTTTGCAAATGCAGACTTTACCAGCGATGCTAATCACGGAATGAGAAAAGACTTTGAAAGTAAAATGACTATATTTCCATTTTTTGATAGCGTAACTCTTAGTGAATCTGTTTCTCTTGATGCCATAAATGACAGACAATATGATACATTAGAAGATTGCGTTATGGAAATAGAAGACCTAAAGGATGAACTCGCTACTATTATGCACGACCAAACATCTTTGGGTAGGGATAGATGGGATACCCCTTCTATAAAACTGCCAGGAAGTAAATCTGGACGTTTGAGAAAAGACCGCTATAGTGCGTTGCTTATTGCTAATATGTTAGTTCGTGTCTGTGATAATAAAATTCCCGAAATAGAATACAATTTTATTGGTGGTTATGCTGGACAAAAAAGACAGGACGTGAACAGTACAAAAATGTATGTTGGACCAGAGCATATTGTCTCACAAATGAATGCCAGTATTTATAAGGGAATCTCTAAAAACAGATAAAATTCCAAGATTAGCTCATTATTCTATAATTCCCCTATATTTCTTGCTTATTGCCCTTTTGGTGTATAATAATGGTATCGCAATTCTATTACAATTCAATTATGGATAAACAAAATGGCTATATCAATAAATAATAATAGTGGTCTTCCGCAAGCAGCTATAGATAGTCAAAAGTCATTTATCTCGGTTGGTAGCGATGGATTTGAAAAAGAATCTAGAGAAGCACTGCTTTCTTACGCTGGTAATAGTTCTGCAAACTCAAAAAGTGTAAACGGAATATCTTATGCTTCTCGTGATACTTATAAAAATTATGATAGCGGAACTTCTATTCGAGAGCAATTTACCAGAGAGGACTATTCATTTTTCCGTCCAGGAATGAGCATTCCTACTAATCCGATGGAAATAATCTCTCAATGCAGAAATGCTTATCGTCGTGTAGGTATCGTCAGAAATATTATGGATTTGATGGCTGATTTTGGTTGTCAGGGTGCCCATTTGATACATCCAGACCCAAACATTCAGAAGTTTTATCGTGGCTGGTGGAATAAAATAGAGGGTCCTCGTATTTGTGAGAGATTTTTAAATTTATTCTATAGAGAAGGAGTCTCAATAATTAGAAGGACTACGGCAACTATTCCAGCCGTTGGGAAAAAACAACTTCAAGCACTTGGAACAGGAACATTTGCTGCTAAATTATCCTCAGACGTAAAATATGAAGAGGGACTAAAGACTAAGAAGTTAAATATTCCTATCAGATATAACTTCTTAAACCCATTAGCTTTAAGAGCAACAGATGCCGAATTATCACAGCTTGTTGGCAGAACAATATACTCTCTTCGTTTAAGTAGCACTCTTTGCTCTATTATTTCTAATCCAAAAACTGAAGCACAAAGAAAAGCTGTCGATTTGCTTCCAGAAGATATAAAACTTGCGGTTAAAAATGGACACAAAGAGATATCATTAGACCCAGATAAGATATGTGCTCATTTTTATAGAAAAGACGATTGGCAAACATGGGCAGACCCCATGACCTATGCAATACTAGACGATTTGCGTCTTTTAGGGCAGATGAAACTTGCTGACCTTGCTGCATTAGATGGGGCTATTTCTCAAATACGTCTTTGGAAATTAGGAGATTTAGAAAAGGGAATTTTTCCAACCTCTTTTGCTGTTAATAAATTAAACGAGATATTGCTATCTAATACTGGTGGTGGAGCCTTTGATATTTTATGGGGCCCTGACTTAACAGTAGATGAATACCATACCAACGTTCATCAGTTCTTAGGAAAAGAAAAATATGAGCCAGTATGGACATCTATTTATGAGGGTCTTGGAGTACCTCCAACTTTAACCGGTTCTAATTCTGGAGGTGGTGGACTTACTAATAATAGCGTTTCTTTAAAAACTCTAATACAGAGATTAGAATATGGAAGAAATGCACTTCGTTCTTTTTTTGGAAAAGAGCTAGAACTTGTTCGCCAAGCAATGGGCTTTAAAGTTGCTGCTAAAATTGTATTTGATAATATGGTTCTTTCTGATGAAGCGGCAGAAAAAGCCCTTCTTATTCAGTTAGTAGACAGAGATATTATGGCTGTAGAGACTCTGTTGGAAAGATTTGGGGAACTTCCAGAGTTTGAAGAAATTAAGCTAAGAAAAGAAGAAAAGGCAAGGCGTCGTGGAATAATGAAGGAAAAGGCTTCTCCTTATCATAATCCAGAAAAGCTATTCTCTTTAATGAAAATAGCACTGCAAAAAGGAAGTATTCTTCCAGAGCAAACTGGAATAAAAGATGAATTTCCAGAAGAGTTTATGGATATTGAAAGTCCGGCAATGAGAAGTTATAAGGATATGGTTGCTTCTCCTTCTGGGAATTCCCCGGTTAAGGAAGAAAAGAACATAGGGACTCCTGGTCAAGGTCGCCCAAAGAACTCTAAAGATACTAAGAAAAGAGACCAAAGGACACCAAAGCCACTCGGTTTATCTAGCGAGAATGATAATAACTTTTTTTCAGAGAAAAGTCTTTCTTCGGAAGAAAGCTTTTCGTCTTTAGCTGCATATTTAACGACTATGGCATATGCAAAAGATGCACAGGCAACCATATCGGAAATCGTAACTCCATTGATATTAAAGCTTTATGGTAAGAAAAGTCTTCGTCAATTATCATCGGAGCAATCTAAAAAATTTGAGAAGGTTAAGTTTTCCGTTTTGTGCAATACTAAGGTTTTTGATGAAATAACCAAGGATTCTGTTAAAAAGATATTAGCTGGAGCTATGCCAGTACCTCAAAAGTACGAAGCTGTTTATTCTAATGCTTATACAAATATGCTTAAGTCTAAAGGAGAAGAACTCTCTATGGATGAAATGAGAAATTTGCAAGCAACAGCATATTCAATGTTAAATTGCACGATGTTACTATAAATTCACTTTAAGGAGAAGATAATGTCAAAAATTCAAATTACTCTTGACACAGAAACAAAATCGATAACGACAGCACTAAATAACGAACTAATTTCAAATATAGAATCTATAACTATTTACGTACAAAAAAATATAAATGGAAACAACGAATATGTGTCTTCTGAAATTATCTCTAGAGAAGAACTTATTGATGGGACAACTAAGAGAACCAGCTTTTATTCTTCTGGGTCAGCGTCTGCAAATAGAGTAATGTCTTCTAATGCCGGAAATAATGACTTTTTGGATACAAGTATTGATGGGTTTGTTGGCGTTGCAGAAAAAGAGAGTATTTTTGAAGATATTTCAAAATTTTATAGTAAATCTTAATTGTGGTGTATAATAAGATGATACGACTTTTGCTTAAATAGAGGATTTAATGAGTAAGTGCCTAATTCCGATATATAAGGACGAAGCAGAAATATCTAATAAGATATCTGAAGCCTCTTCTTTTGCATATATCAGTCCAATTATTTCTTCTCTAAATTGCCTTTCTAAAAAGCAGTTGGCTATAGCCGAGATTAAATATCCGACAAGTTCATTTGACCTCTATCCAATAATGGCTATTTTAGTCAGTACTGGTTGGAATAAAAATGATGACTTTTTTGGAATTGAAGAGACATGGTCTGCTAGACAAACTGCTGAAGATAAGCCGTTTAACATAGAACATGAACCTAGAAATATTATAGGGCATATTACTGCAAATATTCCCGTTGATGATAATCTTGATGAAATAATGGAATTCACTGATATTCCACATCGTTTTCATATTCTAACTAATACTGTTGTTTATCGTCATTTAAATAGTATAGACGAAGAATTATCAAAAGAATCAGAAAAATTAATAGAAGAGATACAGAACCAGGAATGGGCTGTATCTATGGAATGTATATTTACTAATTTTGATTATGCTGCTATTTATCAAGACGGAAGAGAAGAAATTATTAAAAGGTGCGAATCGACTGCATATTTGACGAAACACCTTAGAAGATATGGTGGAACTGGACAGTACATGGGACCAGGACCATATAATGGGGTTAAAATTGGAAGAGCACTCAGAAATATCACATTTAGTGGAAAAGGTCTTGTTAAGACTCCTGCAAACCCAGATAGTGTTATTTTTAATGATATTAGTAAATTTTCTAGCGTATCGCTAGCGAATATTAAAAACTTTACAGATAAGGAGAAATCCATGGATAACGAAGAGAAAAACAAGAACCTTGAAAAAGAACTTGCTGCTGCAAACAAGAAAATTGAGGAGCTTGGTGAAGCTCAAATTAAAGCTGCAATGAAAGAGAAGGAAGACACCATTGAAACTTTACAGGCAGAAATTGCTGGCTTAAAAATTCAGGTAGAGCAAAATTCCACTTCTCTTCAGCAGGCAATTAGCGAGAAATCAATTGCTGATGAAGCACTTGTAGAGGCAAAACAAAAGTTGGAAACAACTGAGGCTACTCTAGCAAAAATTGCTGAAGAAACCAAAATTTCAAACCGTATTTCGTCCTTGACGGAAAAGGGAGTTGATAAGGCAGAAGCATCTCGTGTTGTAGAGGAGTTTAATTGTCTTGATGACGAAAAGTTTAGCAAAATGGTAGATATCGTTGCGAAGACAGTTGTTAAAGCAGAAGAAGTTGTGGAGGTTGCTCCAGCAGATGTGGCCCCAGTAGATGTCGTGGTCCCAGCAGAAATCCCAGCAGAAATTCCAGCAGTTGAGCCGGTTCCAGAAGCTGCTGATATTGAAGGTTCTAGTGCGGCATCTCGTATCGATATTGAAGAAGCCGTTGCTGAAAGTGAAGTAACACTTGCTTCGAACACAAAAGAAGAAGAAGACCTAATGACTTCTCTTGCTAATTTTATAGACGAAACAATTCATTAATTAACTAAACAAATTTATAACTGGAGGTTATGTTATGGCTTTAAAACCTGATAGAAATATTATTACTGACGACATTTCGTTCTTCATGAATGAAGTTGCAGAGCGTGGTGGCGTAGCGGTGCTCAGTACTGCTGGCTCAGGAAGTGCCCTTGACCAGTCGGCAGCCCTTGTCACTTATGCGGCCGATTCTTCTGGAACGGTTCCAATCGGTCTTTTGCTTTGCGATATGGTGAACAAAGACCTTACACAAACTCATCTTAATTTCTTTAAAGATGAAGTTCAAATGGGTTCAAAAGTTACCCTTCTAATGGATGGGTTTGCTGTAACCGACATGATTGCTTCTGGCGTTACTCCTTCCGGTGGCGACGTGGCATATCTTGCTGCTAGTGGCCTTTTGACTGATACTTCAACTGGCGTTGAACCTACTGTTGGAAGATTCCTCTCTTCAAAAGATGAAGATGGTTACGCCAAAGTATTCGTTAAGCTTCCCTAAGTAAAATAACAAGTCGATAAAAAGGAGATAAGAAATAATGAAAATTAAACAGAAGCCAACAGCGGCTATGATTCAGCTTTTAAAAGATACTGGGAGTGCTAATGAAAGCGTTGCAAGAGCGGCTACTGCTAATCTAGCACTCGCTCTTGAACTTCCACTTCGTAAGGGCATTATGAGTGGAGATATACTTGATGGTATATTCCAATCTTTTGTTCTTGAACCCGGTGCTGTTCCTGAATATCCACTTGACCTTATACAGCCTGGAACGGAAAAAGAATATGTTGCTTATAGTATTCCTAATCAGGGATATATTCCTCAGAGACATGTAGAAAGCGACATGGTAACTATTCCTACCTACAGAGTTGGTAACTCTATTGATTGGGATATTAGATATTCTAGAAATGCACGTTGGGATATTGTTGGTCGTGCTACTCAAGTTTATGAAGGTGGCTATATAAAGAAAGATAACGATGATGGTTGGCACGTTATTCTTGCTGCTGGAACCGATAGAAATATCGTTGGGTATGACAGTGCTGCTACTGCTGGTCAATTTACAAAGAGACTTGTGAGTATCGGCAAAACCCTAATGGAAAGAAATGCTGGTGGTAATAGCACTTCTATGAATAGAGGAGCATTAACAGACCTTTATCTCAGTCCAGAAGGTATGGAAAACATTCGTGATTGGGGCGTTGACCAAGTAGACGAGATAACCCGTAGAGAAATCTATATGGCTCCTGACGGAACTATTACAAGAATTTTTAGTGTTAATCTTCATTCTATTGCCGAGCTTGGCGTTGGTCAAGAATATCAAAATTTCTTCACTTCAAATCTAAGTGGAAGTCTTGCTTCGACAGACATTGAACTTGCTGTTGGTCTTGACCTTCGAGCCACAGATAGTTTTGTTAATCCTATCCGTGAAGAAGTTCAAACGTTTGACGACCCAGCACTTCATCGGTATCAGAAGGTTGGCGTTTACGGTTGGGCAGAACACGGCTTTGGCGTGTTGGATAACCGGCGTGTTATTCTTTTGTCCTTCTAAACTTATTATGTTGTATCTAATATACCGGGATACTCATGTGAGTCCCGGTTTATTTTTATGTTTAAAGGATAAGTAATGGCAAGTTACGAAGAATTATATCGTCTCACTCAGCTCGAAAACCCAGGCTCTGCAAAGCTCTGGCGACAAGCGTACTGGGCCGTACTGGTTGCTGCCCGTGATATCCGCAACGAGGCGGCTGAAACTGTGAATCACACCAACCGCCTCGCGTGGGCAGTCGAAGCTGAAGCCGACCCAACAAGCAAGGTCAGACAGATGCAAGTCCGTATTCTCGAAAACGCGACCATTGCGGCTGACCCCGAAGCGGCGACGGATAACGACGTTCAGTACGTCGTCAACTCGTTGCTTGGCTATGTGATTCCGGAGGTTAGCTAATGGCTGGCGAACTCAAGACCCTGCACGGAACGACGACGGACTTTACTGTAACCGAACTGGTTGCCGGTATCGCCAACGGTGCGGCACATGTAACCAATAAAATCGCCAATGCAAGTCCGTCTAATACTGACTTGGTGCTGTCCGGCAAAATAACGTGTAACGCAAATGCCTTGGCTGGTGATGTGGTACTGGTCTACCTGGTTCCGCTTGACGCTGCTTCGTCTGGTGAAATTAGTTCTGGTAACTTGGCTCCGGCCAGTGGTGACGCCGAGGTGGCGACCGCGGTAAATAAACTCAAGATGTGTAATGTCGTAGCGTCGCTTCTGGTCAGTGC